TACGAATAAAGTTATTAGTAGCAGAAACTCCTTCACTAATCGTTACTGTAGGCTGTGAAGTTTGATCTGTAATATCTGACGCAAAACCTGACCAGTTAATAGTAGCAATACCATCAATATCAAAATCTATAGATGCTGCGTTAACTACTGCTTTAGAAAGTTTATAAACTTGGTGAGTGCTTGCAGCATAAGCACCTGATCCCATAATAAAGAAAAGCTCTATTTCTTTTACAGTGGACTTGTTAGAGCCTAGGAAGTCAACAGTTAGACGTTTATGAGTATTAGCATCCCAAGTTTGAGAAGTCGCATTAGGCGTAACATTATCGCTCCATGCAGAGTTTGTATTAGTCTGCCCGTCAGCTTGAACACCCTCAACAAGAGTACCTGTTCCTACTAGTGCCGCCCATAGTACTTCTTCTACAGCGTGTATTGCAGCTGTAGCTCCGTCCCAGCCTAAAGATGTGAGAGCAGGGTCAGATAGAAAAGGTCTCGCATAAGTTGAAAAAGACCATTCTGCAGGTGCCATTGAATCGTTAAAGAGCTTACGAGCTCTACGTGATACGCCTAAAGAAGACTCCATCTCTTGTAGGGTTATCTCTGATGCGTTTGTTGCTTGAGAGAATGAAAACCCGTCTAATACTGGGATTTCAAAAAAGGTTGAATCGCATTTTACAACCAATTTGGTGTCTCTGCTAAAAAATAAATCATTTGCCATAGTTATTCTCCTATGTTATCTTGAAAAGACAGGGACGTGAACTTTTGTTCTTGCCAGTATTTTCTAATATCGAACTTCTAGAACTAGTTCTCCTACTCCTAGTGGTTCAAGTACACCTTCGTCAGTATCAATACTAACGACAGTGATTTGTTGTGTATATTGATCAACATTATTGCGATCTCTATACTTAAGTCTTGAGTTATACTCTACTACAGTTTCTACATCTTCTAATAGAGCATCTAGTGCCGCTACTGAATCTTCTTCTTTTACATAGCATCTAATCGTTACAGTTAGAAACCTATCTTTGTACCCTCCACCTTGATACTCTCTTGTTTCTGATCCTGCATTTAAATGTAAAGCAGGAAACTCTTCTACCTCATCCCAAAACTTAAGGCGTGGAGATACGTTTTGGTCTAAATTGGTTAAGTAGTGTCCCGAACCATCAATATCTTTCAACTCTTCAACAAGAGCATCTACTATACCTAGACGTCGTGTGGTGTACTTTCTTTGGTCCATTAAACTCTCCTAGTATAGAATCTTCCGATTGCAAATTGTATCGCAAGTTCTCGAATAGATGTATCAATTACTCGTCGGGGATCTCTTAGGCCGTTGGCCCAAGGAGCAGCACCTGCGCCATCTTCAAATACCTGATACGGCTCTTTTTGATATGTATAGCCAAAACTAGGAAAACCTTTTGCTGTTTGAACTACGTCTGTTATTTCAACACTATTTGCAAATCTACCTGTTCTACTTTCTAAACCGGGGGCTTGCATATTTTTTCTTACTGTTGAAGGTAACTCTTTATTTATTAATCCTATTAAATGTAAAGGTCTTAAAGCAGGCTGTTTTCTTTTCCTTTTTATCCTTGTTTTAGGACTTTTTAAATTTTTACGCCGAACTTTTGAGGCCTTAATATCTTTTGATTCGTGATCTTTAGTTGACCTAGTTTTTCTTGGCTTCTTTCTTTTTTTAGAAGGGTCTAGTTGCTCTACGAGCTGCCTTTCTATATCTTGAACTATTGTGGCAGATCCTTTTAAATTAAGTACATCTACATCTCCTAGCATCTGCTTAAATATTTTAGTGTTTCCTCTTATAATCTCTGCGAAAATTCCTCCTACCCAAGAGGACAGTCTGCCCTTATATTGATTTAGCTGGTCCCACTCTGCTTCTAACTGTAGACTGCCTGATAGACCTTTCATAATATCTGCGTCTTTTTGCCACTCAACTGATAAGTCTGGCCCTGCTTCAGCTATACTAACTAGATTTTCAATTAACTGTAATTTATTCTCTGCTCCGGTGCCTTGTATACGATCGATTGCGTCTATTTTCTGTACAATAAGGAACAAACCTAATATCTCTTTTCGTCTAGGGTCTTTTTTAGACATTTTTTCAAGTACTAGGGCTATGTTGCCTCTTAGAATACTTATGTCTTTATGGCCTAACTCGTAGTTTTCTTTTAGCTCAGGTATTAATTTATTTCGTAGTCGATTTATCTGCCTGAAATTCTGACTTTTCTCTTTTACCTGTTTACCTGTTTTGAAAGCAAACTTATTTCCCTCGTGTTCAAACATCTTATTACCGCTAGCTGCTAGATCCTCTTCTGTCATTCCCGTAGTTGCTTTGTCATAAGACTTTACAAGAGCAGTATACCTATCTTCATACTCCTTATCTAGTGATAAAATCTGCTTAACATCTGGATTTTTATCAATAAGTCTTCGTATATATTTTGATCGTACACTTAGACCATCCACTTGATCTTGTATTAATTTGTCTAAATCTGTAAGTGCCTTTGATACATTAATCTTAGCCATTAGTAATTTTTATACAAATCCAAAACTCTTTTAATATGGTCTGGAAAACCTACATTATCATTCTGACTAGAAGTACTATTATTTGCTGTACTTGATCCTTGCATAGTCTGGCGAGCTTTATGCTCATCTTTATGATAATAGTTAATTAAATCAATTATTGCTAGTTTCAAGTCTGCGGGACACGTGCTCCAACCTGCTTTATAAACAACTTCTACTGAGCCTGGGCCAGTAGGAAAGTTTTTGTATCCAGTACTACCATTAGATCGGAAAATACTATCTGTTACAGTATCTAAGTAGTACTCGCTATTAACTGCTAAAGCAATATAAGAGGAGCTAATGCCTGTACGTTCTTTTACAGATACAATAGTATTAACGGGGCTTTCTGACAGCTGCACTGAACTAGCTGCTGTTCCTATACTAAAGACTTCTGTTTTATTAGAAGAGTAGTAGTCTACAAATGTATTATTACAGTAAGTTTTTACTAATTGACTCACGGAAGCAATTAAAGAATTTAGACGAGTGTCATCCTTTGTACTTTCGACCTTTTCGGAAGTTTTATAATCATCTAAAGTTATTAAATTTGCCATTTATAAGTCCATTAGTAAAAACTTAGGGGAGAATATACTCCCCCTCGTTTCTATACTTTTAAGTATTAAGCTATGTAGTCAATCTTGACAACAGGCTCAGCACCAGTTGCACCAGCTACCAACTCTTCAAATCCAAGAGCTTGGCTAGCAACGATTACTCGACGCTGATTCATAACTTCGTAGTCCTGCTCGACGGTTACACCGCCTAAACGAGGAATTACATAGTTACGAGTGTTAACAGCAAGAGCTGCTGGAACACCAACTGCAGGAGCTGCAAACTCTTCAGATACGATTACTGGAGTACCGTAAACGGCTCCAATAGTACCAGTTATACGAGCTGCTAAATCACTACCAACTTCATCCAGAGTCTGGAAGTTAGCATCGTTCAATAGGTCGTAGAATCCGTCATTGCTTACAATGTAAGCCATGTCAGTTGGGTTAACACCATACTTACCCATGCCTTCACGAGCTGCTAATAGCAACGCTGAAGTTAGGCGAGTACCGTCAGATACGTCCAAAGTAGTACCGTGAGCAGCTGCATAGCCGTCAAGACCAGTAATTGAACCAGAACCGTTGACGATAGCGTTCTCTACTGCGCGTCCGTGTGCACGAGCAACTGACTCAACAAGCATAGGCATCAAGTTAATGAGGACCTGCTCGTCTACGTTGTTGTCCATGAAAGAACTAGAGATCAAACGATAAGCATTAAGAATAACTTGCTTAGGTTGGAATGTAACATTAGATGCTCCACGGTTCTCTAGGTTACCAGCTGCGGCAGCACCTGTCTGGAATACAGCAGGGTCTACGTCTGGCTGGATTGGTAGTACAGTAGCTGCACCATTTACAGGCATTTCACGGAACAAACGAGCTACTTTCAACTCATTCTGAATTTCTTTCTCGATGAGATTAGAAACTTCCTGATCAATGTCAGCGGCTGCAGTAGTATAATCAATACCAGCTTTTTCTTGCAAGTCACGAGCAAAAGCAGTGTTCATACCTTTGTTGGTCATAACACCCAATAGGTGAGCTTTCAAGAAATCTTGACCCCACTTAGATACGTCGCCTTTTCCAGAACGATCAGAAAAAGTCTTCTTGCTAGTTTGCATAGCTGTGATTTCAGCTTGCTTCTCTTCGAGGTCTTTGCCGTACTTGGCCATAACTTCGTCGATCTTTGCGTCTTTAGCGGTGAGTTGTGCTTGTACGTCAGCCATAAGAGCATCAACGCCAGACTGAATTCCAGTCTTAACTTTGATATCTTGTGCTTCAATAAAAGATGCGGCTTCTTGAGCTTTTGTAGCCTCTACGTTCTCAGCTGCTTTTTGCTCGGCTTGCTTCATTGCGATTTTAGCGGCTGTTTCGTCAGCTACCTTTTTTGCAAAAGCTTCCAAGTCGATGTTTTGATTGTCCATCTTGATCTCCTGATCTGCGGATAATTCCGCGCTTTTAGGTGTGTGGTCACTAGCTATTTCCGAAGTAATATCTTCATTCTTAGCCAGAGACTGACCTGCTAGATCTACACGATTAGTGAAAGTTTTTTTGAAGGCTTCGTATTCCTCAGTGGAATCAAAAGACTTCGCGAGCGAAAAAGTAGCTGCTTGATTACAAGGTACGGAAACAACCGAAACCTCAAACAACTCAGCGTCCTTAATCATTAGTCCATCGGTTTCTTTTAGGTAATCAGCATCCTTGACTCTGAAACCGACAGAAAAGGCTCCAAGAACACCGTCTTTAACAAGTTCAGCAACATTGCCAGGGGCACTTTTGCTTATTTTGCATTCCAACTCTAGTCCATCGGGTCCCGCTTTCATCCCGGTGGCTCGACCAATAGGTCTATCATAATCATGATTAAATAGAATTATTGGATTTTTCTCAAAATTCTTTAATCCACCTTTTTGCCATGCTTCAGCGGAAATGGAGTCACCTGCGCGATCAAAGTCGACTGTACTAGCCATACCTCGAATCATTACAGATCCATCGTCGCTTTCGACGGCCTTAAAAGTAGATGTGAGATTAAAGATTTTATTCATCTTACTTCTCCAGTTTTACTGCCGGAGCAGGCTTGACCGCAGCTTTAGGTGCAGGCTTTGGTGAGGGCTTTGGTGCTTTAGGCGGTACAGGCTTAGGCTTTGGTGGAGGATTCTCCTTAAGCTTAATCTGTGCCCACACTTCGGGAAGATTCGTTTCCATAATAGCTAACATACGGCTCCAACTTCCAAAATGATTTAGTACAATACCTGCTCTTACAGGAGTTCGTGTTTCCATATGTTCGTAGTCATGCTTAGTAAGGACTTTACCCTCTTCTAACATAACCATTGATACTGCTTCGAGGACTTTACCTCTTTGTCTCATGCTTCCCATTATTCCTCCGTTTCTTCGACAGGCCTTCCGCCTTCGTCGGGGTTAGTTGCAGAACCAGCAATATTTGCTGGAACGCGAATTTCTTCTGTACCTTCAATAGGCTCAAAGCCTAGACGGTCTCTTGCTTCTGCTGCGGTAATAATACCTCCATTTACTAATGAAGTATAATATGCAGAGGAGTCTCGTAGCTCTGGCTGCAAAGCAGGAATATTAGTAATGTCCTCACTTAGTTCAAAACCAAAAAATCTTTCAAGCCCATAATTAATTTTTCTAACGATAGGAAGTATAGTCTCTAAATAGTAAAGTCGCATATTTGGGCGAATGTTAGCATTATTACCAGAATCCATCATAATTGGAGGGATGCCTAATGCCTTTAAAATAATCTTTTCATTCTCTGAAATAGCACTTTGAAAATCTAAGTCTTTAAAATTTATATTGGAGATAGCATCTACTTCAATTCCACCATCTAGGATAAGAGGGCGTCGACCGCCTGAATCAGGACTATACCTTTGCTGCCAGGCACCAATCATACGCTCTTTAATCTTGTCCGAAAGAGTGTTAGGTGACTTTAGTACTAAACCTGGCACTGCTCCGTTCTTAAAAAAGTTATCTTGAAAAGCTCGCATATTCTTCATAAGAATCATAGTTCTTAAAGCAGGCTTTAAACGAGGTACACCACGATAAATAGAATGAAAAGAGTTTTCTTTAACGTGAATAATCTCATCAGGACTAAATTTAATATCGTGCATAGAAAAGTGATCTATATAAGTATCTTTACTAGAGTGGATAGTTACGTCAGTGGCAGGTAGATGATATAGATGTGCTCCATCAAAGTACATAAAAATGTTTCCATCAATAATAAAGTCAGTAATAAGATTACGCTTAAAGCTATTGATGTCTTGATAAGGGTTAGGTGACTTATTTAGAAGTCTCTCTACCTTGGCACGTTTAATACCTGGAACAACTCCTCGAAAGGTGTTATCTTTAGATACTAAAGTATGGATTTCTGCTACGTCGTCAACGATCATGTTCACGCCACGGTTAACAACTTCTAGATCCTCATAAGCTTTTTCATAGCTGAAACTAGGCTCTTTGGAAGGCGCTACACCAGTGCCCATAAAACGCTGACCAGGATTTAACTTTTCCTCAGCTTCTACGGTCCTACCTAATAATTTATCATACCAAGCCATGTTTTTCTCTTTGAATCTCTACCCATCGCATCTGCTTCTTTGCAGTACCTAACGAAGGATCTTTACCATAAATTGAGTGTAGCAGTAGATGATGCGTA